GCGTTCTATTTCGTCTAATTGTAAATCTGCAATCTTCATCTATTATCCAAAGATAAAGCCTAGAGGTGTTCCACCGTCAGCATATGTTTTTAGATCTTCCTCTAACTTTTCCATTTCAGCTTGGGCTTGTGCAATCAAGTCGTTACCGTTTAACGACACACCACCTTGTGGGCCAGCTAACTGTGCAAACTTGCTACGAGCTTGACCAAGTGTCATTTTTGCCACAGCAGATGCATAATCTTTAATCCAAGGCGCACAACTGGTATCAGACAGCAATGATTCGTCTGGACGATAATTATACGTATGGATGATTACTGCTTCGTCACCTTTGATGTGTCGATGTAAATTAAGTCGCTTGCTGGTATTGGACCATGTGTAGATAACATAAGTGCCAAACATTTTACCTAGCAGCTCTCGTTGTCCCATCCATAATTCAAATGTTGCCAGGCCGCCGGCAGCAGACGCATTTAACATGTACATGTTTAAGTAACCAGCTTCAAACGGTTCAAAACTTGTGCCAGTTGAGCCAACACCGCCTGCATTTTGGCGGTAAATTGCACGTACTTCAATTACTTCATCAGGTAAAGTATAATTGCTTTCGTTTGGTGTCAATGTTAACACCATAAAGCTTTCCTCAACTGCACGACTGCTACGTTGACGATACTTTGCTACAGCTTTATCGATAGCCATATCGTAGTGCTCTTTGTCAAGTTCAACATCGACCATGCCTCCGCCGAGGCTAAGTTCAATGTACTTTATTGTTTTTGCACGATTTGTTGTTTTGTTGTCTGCCATAAGTGTCTCCAGTAGTATTTACCGGAGACACTTGATTAAAACTTACTTAATAGCACGAAGCAGGATCGTTTCTGGACTGATACGTCCTTTTAGTTTGACTTCTACGCTTTTAATAGTGTCCATAAACTTGCGAAGCTGTGGCTTACCAAGTGTCTTAAACTCTGCTAGCTTTTCTGCTGGCTTTCGCAGTGTTTTTGTAACACTCTTGATTTCGTCAAAGCCAATGATGGCACTGCCCTTAACACCAAGTTGGCCCACTACCATGTCACCGTGCATTGCAACAACAAAGCGTCCAATTTTACGAGTTTTAGTGTTGTAAGTCCACAGTTCGCTCATACCCAAAATTTCTGTTGGGTTGATACTCTTAAGTCCCAGCTCTGCAAATTCTTTAAGATACTTGAGACCTCGTACTGTACGCTCAGGCGGAACTGGCTTGCGTTTTGGCTTGGCTCGAGTTGCAATTTTGCTTGTCTTATAAGCCATTGCATCATTGATGACAGTTTCGTAAAACTTAATAAGAGCTTTAACTTCACGCTTGCCCATGAACTTGTATGCTTCCAGCAACTGAGCATCTTTACCTTCGAGCAACTCGTTCATTTCGTCGATGCGAGGTTGGATGATGTCGGGAATTTTAGTTGCGTACTGCACTGCAATATTTTGCGCACTCAGCAATTTAAATGTTGAGTATTCTTTACCGTCGGTTACAAACTCGTCGATGGCGCCTTCGATTTCGCCCACGGCTTCGCTGAACTTTTCAGCAAGTCGATCCTGGATAGTTTCTTTCTTGATTACAATTTCGCCAGGCTTGACAACCGCTACTTCTTCTTTTTCCTCAAGCAGTCGCTTTTCCAATTTGGCAACTTGTTCAATAATGATACGGTCTTCACCTTCGCGGATCTTGAAGCCGGCTAGAATCATGCGACTCAACCAACCAGTGGTTAGCTCAAACGCAGTGTCGGGTAAACGCTTGAACTTTAGTTTGTATGTCTTGAATTCTTCAACAGTACTGCAATAGTCTTCAAAGAAGCTACGAGCCTGTTTACGATCACATGAGTAATTGTACCAGTTGAAGCTACGGGCCATGTGTGAGCGACGATCGGAATCGTTGTAAGAATCCTGATTGGACCAATCTGGTTCATCGCCCATGTACTTGATGTCAGTTACTGGAATGGCACTTAGTTTGATACCGCCTTGTGCATCAACTTTCATTGTTGTTGCTGTTTTTTTACCAGTGCGTGTGGGACGGGCTAGCGTCTTTTTCTTAGCTGGCAATTTCATTGCAGGTTTTTTGGTTGCTGTAGCCATATTTTTACTCCAGTTTGTGTGCGTATTCGACTATTATAACTTATCTGCGCGGGTCTGTCAAGTAGATCCTATACGGTAAATACTACAACAAAAATAGGACCTAATATGGTCCTGAGGGAATTATGCCTAAAATATCACTTTGGAAAAACGCCAAAACCAATGACTTTTACTATCAGGATCGAGTCATTCGTGAAGCAGTAAGTGCTGGTGGTACCACAATACTGGTCCACAAGTATCTTGGACCTGCGGCTGTCGAAGACGGTTCGGACCCAGCAAAGCCCAATCTGGCTGCTAAGGGTGAAATAAATGAAATGGACATTCAGGACTTGCTGTTCTTAGAGAACCGTGACCGTGTTTATGACACCAGTGTATTTGAGCTTCGTGGCACATATAATGTTAGCGATCAAGACTTTGACCTAAGTCAATTTGGATTATTCTTAAATGCTGATACGTTGTTTATCACATTCCACACAAATGAAATGGTAGAACGTTTAGGGCGTAAGCTGATGGCAGGTGATGTTATTGAATTGCCCCATTTGAATGACGACTTACTGTTGGATGCTACTGCAAAAAGCATTAACAAATTTTATGCTGTACAAGATGCAAGTCGTGCTGCTGAAGGATTTGGTCCAACCTGGTGGCCTCACTTATGGCGCATCAAAGTTGCTCCTATCAACGATGCGCAAGAGTATCGTAGTATCTTAGGTGACCCAGAAGATGAGGACAGTTTGAAAAATGCTCTAAGCACATACCAGAAAGAAATTCAAATTTCCAATGCTGTACTTGCATCAGCTGAAGTTGTTACACCAGCTGCTGGTTATAACAATCCTGAGATCAATGGCGCAACTTTTGTTCCAGTTATCTCAGGATTCGATGGTAGCGGTGTAGCTGATATCACTGTCAACACCACCGAGTACTCAGCAACACACGGAGATACATCAGGTATTGCAAATGGATTAAGCTTCCCAACTTCGCCTAGTCAAAATGACTTGTTTATCAGAATGGACTTTACTCCGGAACGATTATTTGTATATCGCGGAACCAAGTGGCATAGAGTAATGGATAATTTAAATCAAGTTGGATGGAAAGAAGCAACAGTGAACGCAGGTGGGTTTATCAATAACACACAAACTACAGGTACAAATAATTTGAGTACCACGAAGTCTACAATTGATCAGCGTCAATCATTGAGTAAGGTGTTTACAAAACCAAAGGCAGATAATTAATGAGTCAACAATATTTTTATGACCAACAGATAAGACGTTGGCTACTACAGTTCATGAGACTGTTTGGTGGATTTTCTGTCCAGATGGGCAAGGATGCCAGCGGCAATGATTACTATCATCAAGTGCCAGTTCGTTACGGCGACACTACTCGCATGAGTCAACACATTCTTCGTAAAAATAGTGAAAACACAATAAACAGCGTGCCGGCAATCAGTTGCTATATTGCTGAACTATTGCCAAATGCAGAAAGAAGAATCAGCCCAACGTTTCAAGATTCAGTTCAGGTTTATGAAAAGGCATATGATTCAGAAGCAGGTTCGTATCAAGATCAGGTTGGAGAAACTTATAGCTTAGATAGACATAGCCCAATCCCGTACGACTTAACAATTAACGTGGACATTTGGACCAGTAATACTGAGCAAAAACTACAGTTGCTAGAACAAATTTTGTTGCTGTTTAATCCAAGTGTAAACTTACAAAGCAGCCAGAATCCGTATGACTGGACAAGTTTGGCAGTGGTTGAACTTATCAATATAACATGGACAGCACGTAGTATTCCGCAAGGCACCGACGACATCATTGACGTTGCAAGTTTAATTTTTACATTGCCAATTTTCTTAACACCACCTGCCAAGGTAAAGCGCCAAGTTCTAATTCATAGCATTTTAAATAATGTAGGTGCAGATTTTGGATTCATTGACGATATTATTATCAACAGCGGATTCCAAGACCGCCGCTGGATCACGTTTGAAGATAGACACATTAAGGTCACTGAAGATTACATTCAACTGTTAACCAATACAAATCAATCCATTGATCCACTGAGCAGTGCCGGGGGCGAATTGAGCTGGACAGAACACTTTAGTAAATTTGGCGGAATCAACAATGGCATTACAGAAATTAGATTGAAGCTGGGAAGTTCAGTTGATACCAACGAAATTATTTTAAAAGTTTCAGCTGTGGAAAATAATCAAAACGTACTGAGCTATAATTTAGATACATCAACATTACCAAATGATACTATCACAATGATCAATGGAATCATTGATCCAGAAAGAAGTCATCCTGGCAACGGAAACATTCCAGGTGCTGCCATTGGACAACGATACTTGTTGACCAACTCACCAGTTCAAAATGGGTTCTGGGGCACTGTGGTTGCTGATGAAAATGATATTATTGAATACAATGGCAGTGACTGGATTGTTAGCTTTGACGCAAGTGCAGCCAATACCAGTGCATATACAACAAATGCAAATACCATGAAAAAACTGTACTTTACAGGAACAGAGTGGGTATTGGCAGTCGAAGGAATATTTGATCAAGGCTGGTGGCGTATTGTCAACTAACTAGTAGTATGAGAGCAGTAGGCGCATTAATTGTTAGTAAAAATACTGGAAGAGCAATGATGCAATTGCGTAGTCCCGAAGAAACGCATAGTATGTGTTGGGGAATATGGGGTGGCAAGCTTGAACACGAAGAAGGCGACCTTGAAGGACTCAAACGCGAACTATGCGAAGAGCTTGGCTACCCTGGTGTACCTAACACTATTGCAATGAGTCATGTGTATACATTTATTACCAAGGACAAAGGCTTTAGACATGTTAGCTATTTGATATTATGCGAAGACGAATTTGTGCCGAGTATTAATAGCGAGTCTGCTGGCTATTGCTGGGTTGACATGTGGCATTGGCCGCAGCCGTTGCATAGAAATACTGCTAAAATGTTTAACAGCCGAGGATTTAGAGAAGCGTTGGAAGGTTTATTGAGTAATGCTCCGGCTGATTAAAAATACAACAATTTCACCAAAGCAACTATATGATGGGCCACACCATCAAATAAATTATCAACATTGTTGGAGACCGTGGTTAAACAATCCATTACTCAATAAGCTTTACAAGGAATCAGTTTGTTACACAGAACGATGGTATTTGGAATTACGTAAACTGATCCTTGACGAAGAATGGCAGCATCCATTGCTCAATAGTGCAATCGTTGACACTAGTCTAAGACAGAATTTAGTAATGAGCACTGTAATAGACGGTGCTCTTATGCGGCACATACTGCAATCGTCTGACTACCCCGAATTTGAAATTTCAGCAGGAGTCAACTTAAAAAAGCTAAATCAATGGTGTGCGTTTTTTATCAGTTTGCCTGATTCAATCGATATTCTCGTTGACCTAAATGGCCAATCTCCCGACTAAGATCCAAGTCGCAAAATATTTTAATACTGTTATCTGCTAACAAATCACAAAATCCCATATCCTCGCCGTGCCATGTTGAACTAGGAGCATGCCACTTTAACGGATAGTGCGGACTTGGCATTTGATCAACTACACTTGCTTTAACAAGCATGCACCCCATTCCCGAATACTTGACAGCAACTAGTCCATTGCCTTCAGTATCAACTGGTTCAACTGGATCAATATTGTAAAATGCAGTTGAATGAAACGGTTCCACTCGTTTTGAGTAAGTTGCGCATACTACATTTTTCTTGTGCTCCAGTAATCGGATAATCACATCTTCAGGAAATGTCATATCGCTGTCAAGCCACATAATGTGATCTGCTTGCATTGCAAGTGCAGAATCAGATAACACTTGTCGTTGATTACTTAACACTGTGCCAGCATCCATTTCAAGTACAACTGGTACACCGTGTAATTCAGTGTACCGAATTGCATTGATTAGGCAATAAGAAAATAATGCATGCACCAACCCGTTTGTTGGTACACATACAACAACCTGCTCACTTAGTGCAGGAACTTTGTCAAAGAGGGTTGTTGTAGATTTCTTAAACATTATTCGTTTCCAGCGCCATTATTAATGTTTGCTTTGCGTTCAGCAAGACGTGTTGTTTTGTTGATAACGTTTAAAAATGTTTGGCATTTTGTGATTGTTTCTTCATACAACTCAGACGGAAGCTTTAACATTTGGCTCATGTTTTCAAATGTTACGGATTGGCATAATGCTTCAATTGCTGCTTTGCGGGCAAGTTCTTCTACCCAATATTGAGATTCTGCATCTTCAATTGCTTGACGAACGTCTGCTCCAATTTCTACTTGAAGTTCTGCAATCTTGGCATTTATCAAGTTCATTTCTTCTAGAATAGAAGCTTTGGCCATTTCATTGAGTGCATTACCATATTCATTATTTAAGAATTCAATGTCTTGGCATAGTGCTACTAACAGTCTAGGACCCGATGCTGATCCAAATACAAAGTTTTCTCGTTCAAATGTTGTGCGGAATGGGACTTGATTTAATACTGATCGTGTATTGGCTAAAATTTCGTTTTGTGTAAGTGACATACATACTCCTGGTTGATATACACTATGTATCAACTGCTTGTACTAAAATTTAACCAAAAGAAAAGAGCCGAAGCTCTTTTCTTGGATACTTAATCGAAATTAAGTGTTATATGGTGTTGTGCGTCCACCAAATGTCGAACTTAAACTAACAGAACCCGAGCCAATACCTAAGTATCCACCCAATGTGCCGCGTAAACTTACGTTCGAGCCAGTTGTGTTTGAGTAACCTCTTTTAACGTTACCAAAAGTAATTGCTGATCCAGTTGCTGGAAGAATTGCCATTTTGTGTATCCTCCTCTAGTTTCCGGATTATTGTCCGCTCAACTTAGCAACTTGGGCTGTTAAAGCTTCAATTTGTGTCTGTTGTGCTTTTACTGCTTCTAGCAATAACGCTGTTAACTTTTCATACTTAACAGTCTTGTAACCTTCAAACGCTGATGGGCATACCAACTGTGGCAATACTGCTTCAACTTCTTGAGCAATAACACCAACTTCTTCTTTGTCAGTAATACCTAAGTCCAACGCTGTTTGGTTAGGACGGTATGTTACACCACGCAAAGCCATTACCTTGGCGATTGGATCTGTAATTTCTACAATATCCTTCTTCAAGTTAACGTCTGAGTAGTAAGCTGTAATTTCACCAGTAGCAGTAATTGCACCTGATACAGAAATTCCGCCACCAATTGAACCACCGCTTGTAGACAATGTGTTAGTAACTGTTACACCAGAAACGCTAATACCTGTACCAGCTACTGGCTTAGCAGCATTGGCTTTAGTAGTTGCATCACTTGAGGCTGCACTGATTGCTTCTGACTTGGCAGTTGCAATAGCAGAAGTATTAGCAGCAATTGCACGAGCATCTGTAAAGTATAAACGTGTACCTTCAGAAACGTTAGACGTTGTAGGATCAACATAGCTGATTACGCCAGTTGTGCTGTTATAGCTTACACCTGCACCAGATGCGCTTAATGCACCACGTGCGCGAGCAGTTGTAAAGTACAAGTTTGTTGAACCTTCAGCGGTAGCATCTGTACTGAAAGTAATGTTAGCAGTACCATTGAAGCTTGCACCGTTAATAGTACGAGCTGTTTGTAAAGCTGTTGCTGTAGAAGCATTGCCAGCTAGTGCCGCAGTAATTGTACCAGCAGTAAAATTACTATTTGCATCCTTTGTAACAACTGTACCAGTGCCCAATGATAAGCCGCCGCCAGCTGCGGAAATTGTTGCTTCACCTAATTTAATTGTGTTACCACTTAGGTATAAGTCGCGGAAACGTTTAGTTTCGCTACCTAAGTCATAAACAATGTCAGTTGTTGGTACAATGTGGCCGCCTACTGTTGCACCATTGATAACTGGACTTGTCAATGTCAAGCCAGCTACTGTTGCTGCTGTTGCACCTAAGTTAACAGAAGTTGAACCAATTGTTACGCTGGAGTTAGTTAAACTTGAATTTGGGATACCGCTAAGGTTAAACACACCAGTTAAACTGTTGTAGCTAATACCTGAACCGCCGGAAACACTTAAACTTGTTCTTGCACGAGCTTGTGTGAAGTATATATTGGATGTACCTTCTGCTAAGTCGTCAGTATTTACAGCCACTGGGTGGTACACTGCGCCATCGTTAGTGAATGTCCACTTGTCAGAACCTTCGTTCCAACGAATTTGTGTGTTGGCTTCGTCGCCACGTTCAATTTCTAAGCCTGCGTTTTGTGTTGGTGCGCCTGTTGCATCACTGTTCAAAGTGATGATGTTGTCAGCCAAGCTGATTGTGTTTGAGTTAACACTTGTTGTTGTACCGCTAACTGTGAAGTTACCAGCAACTACAACACCGGATGCATCAACTGTCAATGCAGTAGAACCATCAACTGTAACTGTAACTGTACCAGTACCTGTATCAACTACAGAAATGTTACTGTTACCTTGAGCAATACTAGAAGTGCTTACTGCACCAATGGCTGTATCAACATAACCCTTTGTTGCAGCATCTGTACTTGCACTTGGAGCGCCAACACCAATAATCTTGTTGCTGTTCATTTCAAGATCATCGCCGAACTGAACTTTAACGCCATCACTAGATGTAATACGCTTGCCAGCAGTAATTTGCATTGTGCTGTCAACTTGCAATGTTGTTGTGCTTGAACCTAATTGTAAAATACCGTTACCAGTTGTTTTGATACGGATGTTTTGGTCTTGGTCAGCACTGAAAGTAATTGTACCTGTGTCGTCTTGTAGAACTTTACTACCGTTAACGTACAAAGAACCTGGACCAACGTAGATATCTTTCCACTGTGCAGTTGGGCTACCCAAGTCGTACATAATGTCCGAACTAGGAACAATACTACCAGTGATTCCCATGTTACCAGTTAATGTTAAACCAGCAAATGTTGGGCTTGCACTTGTTGTAATGCTTTGGGCAGTGCTGATAACACCGGTACCGCTGTTATAGCTGATACCTGTGCCAGCGCTCATTGCGCCACGGGCACGACTTGTTGTGAAGTATTGATTAGAACCTTCAGCAACATCAGATGTTGATAGTACAACATCACCGGTTAATGTGTTAACCGAAGTTACACCACCGATTTCAACAACAGTAGCAACACCGTTGTCTTTCTTTACATAAATCTTACCATCATACGTGTTGATAGCAAGTTCACCTAATGCTAATTGAGCAGTTGTTGGAACTTTGCTCGGCGTAGAACTACGCTTTAAAATAATTTGATTGGCCATTTTGAGTATATACTCCCTTGGATGTGTTAAGCAGGGTGATCGGTTCCTGCCATTCCAAAGCTATTTAGCAAATCGACATAGTACTGAGTGTATATACGCTTAAAATTCGCCGCCGTCTATGGCAATATCCACGGTTGTTATGGTAGTAATTTGCCCAGATTCGTCAAGAGTTATCACATTTGTTTTGGTTGGAGAGCCATGTGTACCAGTTTGATCAAAATTACCCACGCGGTTTTCACGTGCAAAAGACAAATCAGTTACACCCAAAGTTATTGCACCTGGTGTTGTTAATGTCCAATTTGTCTGGGAATTTGTTGTACCTTCTTCAACAAATACTCGCATGCCCCCAGATACTTCATACATAGAATCTGCATCAGGTGCTCTAACTAGTTTTTTAGTAAAAATGTTCCAAATGTAAATTCCATTTTGTGCAGCATTAGTTTGCCCAGCTAATAATACTCGATCGCGATGAACCAAGTCAATCTCATCAACGGATAACACCATATCAGTCAGCAATAAGTTAGATCGTGTGGCAACCCTGACGCTGTCTTTACTGTCTGAATTAGAACTGACTATCTCTTTTCCGCGAAAAATTGGCATTTTGACTTGATATATACGTAGTAAACGTTGACTTATTTATATAAAGTGCCAGTGAGGAGTCTTCTATAATAGAAAAGAAAAGGGGCATTTCTGCCCCTTTTCACTACATAAACTTAAATTTCTTTAAGATTAGTATGTACCACCGTCGATTGAACTACTTTCGTTCAAGATACCACCAGCACTTAACTGTGCAGTTGGTGTTAAACGAACCATAATGAAATCGTTGGCTTCTGGAGCGGCGTCAAACACGATACTTGTTTCGTCATTAACTGTGTTAATTGTGAAAGAGTATGTTGGGGCTTGAATCAAACCGTTAATAAACACTTGAACGTCATTGATAGTGTTAACTGGCAACTGAGTATTGAAACTTGTTGTTGTACCATCACCTGTGAAGTTCATTGTTGTTACTGTAACAGTAACGTTCTGTGCAACAAATGCTTGTAATGCCGCATTGTAAACCAAAGAGTAACCATCGCTTAAAGAGTTGTTTGCATCTAAAGTAACGTCGGCCAAGTCTAAAACACTTGCGGCTGCAATACGAGCATCTACTCTAGCTGTAGTGTGATACTGGTTAGTAGCACCTTCAGCAATAGCGTCAGTTGTTGGAGTTACAAATGTAAAGTCGCCTGTACCTGGAGCGTAGTCTAGGATAGCAGGATTATCAGTTGTCAATGCAATAGCGCCACGAGCCGCTGCCTGCGTGAAGTACTTGTTAGTAGCTCCTACATCGCTGACATCGTCTGTGTCTAATACTGCAACACCAGTTTGACCGTTAACACTGTGTACAGCAGCCAATGTGCTGATAACACCAGTTGCGGCATCATAGTTGATGTTAGAACCGTTACTTACGCTAGCACGAGCACGAGCTGTTGTGAAGTATTGGTTGATTGCATTTGGCAACTCTTGTACTTCGTCAGTGTCAATACCAGCCAAGCTGAATGTAAAGGCACCAGTTGAAGCATTATAAGATAAAACGCTTGGATCACTTGTTGTTAAGCTAACAGCGTTACGAGCACGAGCTTGTGTAAAGTACTCATTTGTAGCACCTTCACCAATATCGTCAGTGTCTAAAGTTGTACTACCACCCAATGCAACTGATTGACCGTTAACTGTTACGCTATCGTTTGTCAATGAGCTGTTTGGAATAGCAGCCAATGCAATAACACCACTTGTACTATTGTATGTTACACCAGAAGCTGTTGTTGCACTGATGTGAGCGCGAGCTTCTGCGGCACTTGGACCTGTGTATTCAAATGTACCAGTTGTTGGATCGTAGCTGAAGCTACCATCACCACCCAAGTCGCTTGCACTTACTGCGTTGCGAGCACGAGTGTTTGTAAAGTACATTGTACCACTGCCTGTTGTTGCTGCTGGATCTTCAGCAACTTCGCTGGTATCTAAACCAGATAAGTTGAATGTGAATGCACCAGTTACTGCATCATAGTCTAATACAGTTGTATCGCTTGTTGTCAAGCTGATTGCACTGCGAGCACGGCCTTCAGTGAAGTACATTGTACCGCTAGTTGTAGTAGCACTTGGATCTTCGCTGACACTTGCTGTGCTGAAAGAACCAGTTCCACCTAAACTAATTGTAGTACCGTTAACTGTCAATGAGCTGTTTGTCAAACTTGCGTTTGGAATAGCAGACAATGCAATAACACCAGTTGTGCTGTTGTATGTTACACCGCTGTTTGTGTTAGCACTTACTACGTTACGAGCACGACCTTCTGTGAAATACATTGTACCACTTGTTACAGTAGCACTTGGATCTTCGGCTAAATCGCTTGTATCGTGGTTAGCAATACTGCTTACTTGTCCTGTTACATTACCTGTTACATTACCAGTTAAGTCACCTGTGAATGTAGCGGCAGTTACACCAGCAAAAGTAACGCTGTCGCTTGTACCAACTGCTTGGCCAATTGCAACCGCTGTACCTGTTACTGTTACACCAGTACCGGCTGTAACAACTGTGATGTTACCTGTACCATCAAAAGCTACGCCTTGAATTGTACGAGCTGTTTGCAATGCTGTAGCTGTGTCTGCATTACCAGTTAAGGCACCAGTTACGTTACCAGTTACGTTACCAACCAAGTCACCATTGAATACAGGAGCAGACAATGAAGTCGTTACACTTAAACCACCATTGATGTTAACATCTTTGTTGAAGTTCCAGCTGTCTGAACCACTTAGGTAAGTGATAGTTGCATTTGCACCGTCGATAGTTAAACCAGCGTTGTTGGCTACGGCTGCGTTAGCGGCACCTTTGGCCAATGTCAAGTTAATGTCAGCAATTTCAACAGTGTTTGATTGAATAGCTGTTAATGTACCTTGTACTGTCAAGTCACCAGCAACAGTCATATTGTTGAAAGTAACGTTGTCAGTTGTACCAACTGCTTGACCAATAGAAATAACACCACTTGTGCTGTTATATGTTACACCAGTACCACCACTTAAAGTAGCGCGAGCGCGACTTTGTGTGAAGTATTGTGTACCACTTGTTGCTGTTGCGTTTGCATCTTCAGCTACATCACTTGTGTCTTTAGCAGCCAAAGCTGTGTCAAAACGTGCTTGTGTGTAGTATAGGTTTGAACCTTCTGTTAAGTCATCAGTGTCTTTGGCAGCAAAAGCCGAGTCGAAACGAGCTTGTGTGTAATATAAGTTATTAGCGCCTTCACCAATGTCGTCAGTGTCTAAAGTTGTACTACCACCTAATGCAACAGTTTGACCGTTAACAGTAACATCACTGTTTGTCAAACTTGCGTTTGGAATAGCAGACAATGCAATAACACCACTTGTGCTGTTGTATGTTACACCAGTAGCTGTTGTGGCACTGAAGTGAGCACGAGTTTCTAAAGCACTTGGACCTGTGTATGTGAATTCACCAGTACCTTGATTGTATGTGAATGAACCATCGCCACCTGCATCAATTGCACTTACGTCACTACGTGTACGTGCTGTTTGGTAATACAAGTTTGTAGCACCTTCAGCAATGTCGTCTGTAGTTTGGTTAGCCAAGTTGAATGTAAATGCACCAGTTGTAGCGTCATAATCTAAAACGCTGGCCTTGTTACTTGTCAAGCTGATTGCACTACGAGCACGACCTTGTGTAAAGTACTCATTTGTAGAACCTTCACCAATGTCGTCTGTGTCTAATGTTGTACTACCACCCAATGCAACAGTTTGATTATTGATTGTTACATCACTATTTGACAAACTTGCGTTTGGAATAGCACTTAGGCTGAATACGCCAGTTGCTGGATCATATTGAGCACCAGTGTTTGTTGTGGCACTGAAGTGAGCGCGAGCTTCTGCGGCACTTGGACCTGTGTATGTGAATACACCAGTTGTTGAGTCATATGCAAAAGAACCATCACCACCTGCGTCAGTTGCACTGAATTCATTGCGAACACGACCTGCTGTGTAGTACTTGTTTGTAGAACCTTCAGCTACATCATCTGTAGTTGGAGCAGTAACAGTGATAACACCGCTGTTAGCGTCATAGCTTAGGTTTGACCAACCTGCAACACTGATAGAAGCGCGAGCGCGACCTGTTGTGTGGTACAAGTTATTAGTGCCTTCGGCAACTTTGTCAGTGTTTGGCTTGTTGAATGTGAACGCACCGTTTGCGTATGTCAAGATTGTGTTGTCGTTTGTAGTTAAGCTAATTGCACCTTGAGCCAATGCATTAGTGAAATACAAGTTTGTAGAACCTTGAGTAACGTCGTCTGTTGTTAAAGTAACAGCGCCAGTCTGGCCGTTAACGCTCCAAACTGCGGCTTGTGTACTGATAATACCAGTTGCGGCATCATAGTTGATGTTAGAACCATTGCTGATACTATTACGAGCGCGAGCTGTAGTAAAGTACTGGTTAATAGAACCTTCAACAATCTTGTCTGTGTCTGGTGTTGTAAATGTGAACTCACCAATTACATTGCTGTAAGATAAAATTGCATTGTCATCGCTATTTAGGCTGATGTCGCCACGAACTGCTGATGTGTGGTAGTACTTGTTAGTTTGACCTTCTAAGATACCATCACTTGTTGGGTGAGTGTAAGTGAATTGACCAGTTGCCGAGCTATAGCTAAGAACTGATTGGTTGTCACTTGCTAGACCGATGTCACTACGAACTGCGGCTGTGTGGTAGTATAAATTCAATGAACCTTCTAGCACATCATCTGTACTATAGATCATTTGGGCGTTAATTAAACCGTCAACATAACCTTTTGTAGCAGCGTGAAGATCAGCAGCTGGATCTGCACTAAGTGTCAAGAAACCAGTCATTGTGTCGCCAGATTTGGCAACTTTGCCAGCTAAGGCAGTGGTAATAGTAGCAGCAAAACTGGCATCATTGCTAATGGCTGCGGCTAATTCAGACAGCGTATCTAATACGGCTGGTGCTGAGTTAATCAAGTCGCTAACTGCTGTGCTTACGAAGCCAGTAGACGCAATTTGTGTTGTAGCAGTACCTGGAGCGGCTGTTGCAGCCGTTGGGGTACCACGAAGGTCGACTGAGTTGATAATCGAACTCGATCTTGCTTTAATAATAGGCATTTATTTTTCCTCTTTTGAAAGCTTCTATTGAAGCTTTTGTTTTTTTGACTGTTTTAAGTATGGTGTCAAACCAACATTAGAAGACGCTTAGATAACCAGCAACCAGTAGTTTTTCGTTATATCAACGCTACTGTTACTAGCTGTAACTTGAATTTCGTATCGACTAGGACTACTGTTCTGAGGGGCAGTTCCTACAATACTAGAGCCGCTAACTGATAACCAGGTAATAGCAGTCTCGCCTGCATAAGCAGGGCTTAATGTAATGCTCGTTGCGTTATTTACGCCAAGTGCAAAATTAATGGTGTCACCACCGGAAAAACTTCCTATGTAGGAATTTGAATCTGTCCAATAAGGTTTGGAAGTACCAACGTTTATTAAGTTTGTAAAGACAAACTCGTTTCCACTAGTATCAACTAGTGTTAAATCCTGACATGATGACCATAGTGGTCCAACAATGTTACTGGTTTCTATCATCAACTGTAAGGTATTTGCAGTTGGATAGTCAATACGTGTAATAGATTGTCCGCCAATTTTGGCTCCGGTACCATATGTAAGGTCCGTTGCTACAATAGTAATTGTAGTGTACTTATCAATTTGGCTATAACTCACCGCCGAAATGCGAGGTCTTGGGCGATCTGTTGTAGCATTACTTTTTAAAACTTTAACTTGAATTCGGTCACCTGATTCAGGTACCTCATCAAATGACACAATATGATTTTCAATTAAATTGAAACTATAAAAAGGTTCTTGCTGAATACCATTGACACTGACAACAAGATTCTGCGCCGAGCTTGCATTTAGTTGCAAGTCAAACGCAGATGTTACTCCGTCAGCAACAAATGTTTTAGTTGTAACAAACAGTCCCTGCGTTTGCGGAGTAAATTGGCCAAGCGTTAAGTCGTATGCCAATACCTGGCCGTTTGTTTTATTTGTTACATCAACATCAACTAAGTCGTCTAATCCCAAGTTGGCAATTACATCACTCAATGATGAGCCTGCATTACCAACACGACTATCAACATACTCTTTATTAGAAACTGTTTGCCATACTTCACCGTCATAATATTCTGGTGTTGTAATGTCAGATGCAAAACGAATATATCCAGCTGCACTAACCACTGGCCTATCAGCAGAAGGGCCTACTGGAAGCGCAACTGCCCCAGATGCTTCAATTTTCAATACACCAGAATCTGGTGTCAATGATTCAAGCGAGTGATTAGTTTTAATTGACATTAAGCTTTACCAGCAATCTTTTCTTGACTTCTACCGTATGCTGCCAATCCTAGAACTGCACCCATTGCAATGTGATACAATCCTGCACCTTGTAATGTTAATGGGCTCCATTGGCTAGTAACTTGGCCGCCTTGTACTGTTTGTAACACTGACCATAACACTGGAAAGATTACAAAGTCTGTTGCACAAGTGATCATGTAAATGAATGCCATCATTGGGCGCCATTTTGAATTAATAAAGTCGCCAAATTTGTCATTGGTTTCTAATGTATTTGTAGCACCTTGTACTGCAACTTGTGCAGCAGCATCTGCTACAGCTTTTGTTTTTGCGGCTTCGTCAGCCGAACTCCAACCGCCGGATGCAATTTTAGCATCGATACTTTTCTGCGCACCTGAACTCAATGGTGCGTTGGCTTCGCTGTCGTCATAATCATCTAATTTTGGCATATTAACCCTCCTATAAAACTATTTACCTGAGGATCAAGATTTTGATTTAAAGAAGGACCGAAGCTTACCGGATACTTCTGATACAAAGTCGTTACCAGTCTCTGCTTCTTTCCACTTTCCAATTGGACAGGATGTGTCTGCTATTGTAACTTTTAGATTGACTAAACAACCGCACTGTTTGCATTGTTTTGTACTTCTTTTATAAAATTCACACTTCTGGCAATGGCCAGCACGTTCTAGACGGACTTGCATACTTGTAAACATAGATTACTTACCCAATAGAAAAGGGCCCTAAGGGCCCTTTTCGTAAACTAAACTAACCTTGGTAGATTAGATGAAGCTTAGGTTAGCACTGTCGATTGCGATAGTGTTAACGTAGTCAGCAGCGTTACCTAAAGAAGACGCTGTGTTTGACAACTCAACATAACCGTAACGTGTCATGAAGGACACTGTTGGTTCGAAAGTTGCTGGGTCAAGAACAACACCAGAGCTCATCAATGGAATGTATGGGCAGTAGAATGCTGGAGCGTCCATTTCGTTGGCACCTTTGTAACCGATTAGCACTGGAGAAGCATCACCAGCGTAATGGTTAACATAAACGCGAACTGAACTGTTCAATGTACCAACGAACTTTGTGTTTGTTGGAGCTTCGAATGTACCTTCTGTTGTACGAGCAAATGCGCTTGTAGTAGCAGATTGAAGGATTGTCAATGCTGTTGGGGAAACTACGATGTAGTTACCAGCACCACGACGTGTACGGCTAGCGATGTCGTTAGCAGCACGGTTGATCAATACTGCAAGAGCAGCGTGTTGGTCACCAACGAAGTTGGCTTGACCAGAAACAGCGCCTTGGTCGTATGTACCATAAGCAGTACCAGCCAAGTTAATCAAAGAACCGATAACTTCTTGGTCGATTTCAGCAGTGATTTCTTGTGCAAGTGCAGCCATGATTTCTGCTTCAACGTCAACACCGTGAATGGCTTGTGCGTCTTGAGCAGCTTCAAATGTCCAACGTGCAGACAACTTACGGCTCTTAGCTTCAACAGTCTCTTTCAAGATCTGGATGTTCATTTTCTTACCGCCTTGACCTTCAAGAGCAGATGTAGAAGCACCAACACCAGCGGCAGAACCGGAGTATTGTTGAGCAATTTTGAACGGGCTTAAAGCTTCGTCGCCAGCAGCAACTGCGCCACCGATAACATCACCAGCAGCACCACCAGTGCGTTCAGCAGCAGCTTCAGCATAACGTACACGTAGTGTATGGATCTGAGAAACTGGGCCTTGCATTGGCTGAACACCAACTAATTCGTTAGCGATAGTTGTAGGCATAACACGACGGATAACAGGCAAAATAACCTTGTTAAGAACGCTGATGTTACCAGAAGCTGTACCACCAGCAGTGGCTGTTTCTGTCAAATAACGCTTTGTGTTTTCTAAACACACTTCCATTGTAGTCTTACGTTGACCACTTAGACCTTCTACCAAGGCTTCCTTAGTAGCAGACCAATTTTTAGCTTCAAATAGAGCTTGTGACATTTTTATGTCTCCTAATTAATTCTTAATACCAGCGAGTTTACGAAGTTGTTGAATAGTTTCATCTGCTTCGGCTGGGGCAACTGTATCAGCTTGTGCTGATTTGTTACCAGTAATCACAGTCTTCTGCGATTGTTGTCCTTCAACTAATTGTTTCTTCTCACGACGAACTTCTTCGTTTAGGACGGATGGCAAGTATTTCTGGAACGCATCTTTTAGCTTAGACGTATCTGTGCTTTCTAATAGCTCTTCCATGATGCCACGCTTGTCTTTAGACAATGGTGAGCATAGTTCTTGCATTACGCGAACTCGCTGTGCTTGATCTTCCGCAATGCGCTGACGACGAAGCGACTCGCTAATAACTTGTTCTTTTTGTGTTAGTGTTTTGTTAGCCTCTGATAGTTGATTTTGAATTTCGATAATCTGACGGTTAAGTTGGCTAACGGCTGTGCCATCTGCGAACTTACTTGCCATGAATTCTGTAGCAAACGCTTCCATGATCTTACGACCAAAATTGTTTTCCTTAGCTTCACGGATATCTGTTTTTAATTGTGTCATTTCTTTCTTGAAAGATTCAGTTACTAAGGCATTGACCTTTTCGCTTGCTTTCTTAACAAAAGCTGACTTTGTTTCGTTGATTGCTTTGCGACCTTCGGCTACTAATTTAACGCGAGCATTAACTAGTTTCTTGTGGTCTTCGTGCAATTCACTTAGTTCACCTGTTAATTTGCGTAAAGCAAATTCTTCAAGTTGACTAATTGCTACCTTAGATGCAGTACGATCTGCACGAAGTTCGCCAATTTCTTTTGCAAGAGTTTCTGTTACAAGTTTTTGTAACATAGCAGCATCTTCTTTGATCTTAGTAGCATATTTTGTACGCTGTGCTACTGCTTCTTCACGTAGTGCTTTTAATTCTGTTGCACCTGCAGTGATTGTATCCTGCATTAACTTATCCATTGCTTCGATAAGTTGGCCCTTGTCGTGACCGTAACGTGTAGCGAACTCTTCACGTAGTTCGGCTGTTACTTCTTCACGACTTTCGGCTAAGTGTTTTTCCCAAGCGGTGTTGATATTATCGCGCACCTCTTCGGAAAGAACTACTTGACCGAGCATTTCTGTAAACTTACTCATAGTAATCTCCTCAGACTTATTTTAGATTCTGAATGAATCTACGCACTTCGTTTTCCAAGTGCTTTTGTGCGGACCTATCGTAGGTCGCCGCATAGGCCGTATCCATTAGAGCGGCACGTCTACGACTGCCCATTACTCGTTCATAAATTGCTGTAGGATAGGCATCTGGAGCACTAGGTTGTGCTACAACGTCAACAGTCACGATTTCAAAATCGCTAACGTGTCCAGATTCATTTACGTTTCCGGATCCGCGACTGCTAACACCTAACTTAACACCACTTTGAAGTAATGTTTTGATAATGTTTCCCATAGGGGTTGGAATAAGTTTTAACTTACCAAAACCGTTTGCGCCGTCCATCCACATCTCAGTAACCATGTGACTTACTCGGTCAATGTTTACTTGTAGATCATCAGGATGGTCGGCTTCGCCTAGCACTGAGAAACCACTATCTAATCGTGTACGAATGCTCTCTACAGCACGGGAAATTTCATTTACACCGTAAGTACGACCATTATGGTTTTCTTTACCGCCTTGAATGAAAATTCCTTTCATGTAGAGATCCTTACCGCCACCGGAAGTTTCTTTAGACTCAATCACCATTTGTGCTTGATCAAAGCTTAAATTTTCACGTAGTGGCTGTAGGTTCATAATGATTAACCCTTGTTAGAAACTTTAGAGAAAGCTGGCTTAGTTGTACCACCCATGTCTTGTGCTTTTGGAGCACTAGCTGGACGTGTACCGCTAACTGTACCTTCTGCTGCGCCTGCGCCAAAGCTTACTGCTGGGCGGGCACCAACTGGGTTCTTACCGGCAACTGGACTACGCTTTTGATCAGCTTTGTCGCCGTTGTCTGGATTACTAACTTTTGTTAATTCTGCTGATTCTTCGATGCTTTCTGGCATTTCTTCACCAGTTTCTTCACCAGCTGCAAATTCGTCAGACGCTTCAACTTCTTCGCCTGAAACCATTTCTTCAAATTCTGCTTTTAATTTTGCCAATGCAGACTCAACGTCCATCATTGCATCTGCTACGTCAGCAGAGTCAGCATCAACTGGCATTGCTTCTTCAGCACCCATATCGGCACCTAAATCAGCTGTAGCTTCTTCGTCGCCCATTTCTGGAGCAAGCTCTTCGTCGCCTTCTTCAGTTAGATCAGATTCAACTTCTTCAACTGCGTCTGTAACTGCATTCAAATCTTCGTCTTCGAAGTTAATATCATCGGCCATGATGTCTTCATAGACTTGGCGGCCAATGCCAACATAGTAATCATGTAACAATGCAGAGGCTTTGCCCTCTTCTTTATTAAGAAGGTGGTCCAATGCTTGTTCAAGAACTGTTTTACTCATTTTTTTGTCTCCTTGCGCTAAGGGGCACATTAGAATTGTGCTTTACCAATAACTACTTACAGAAGGCGCAGAGAAATAGTACGGAAATGGTAGAAAAACCGCGTTTTTTAACTAACGTTAATGAAAAAAATCCGCATCAAGTGCGGATTTTATTTTATACAGCAGGAGGTCTTGCGTACATCTTTTTTACAAATACAAGTCTTTGCTTGTTTTCGTAATCACGTAAATCTCTTACTTTTCGTAATCTATTTACATGCTCAAGAGTTAAACGCTTTCTACGCATGTCGCCGTAGAAAGCTACTTCAGGATCAATTTCCTCTTCGATTTCATTTTGCTGGTTAATTAAATCATTAAATCTCATAACATTACTTATTCAATTTTATAATTATGCTGGAGGGGCAGCAGGTGGAGTGCCTGGGGCAGCAGGAGCAGCAGGAGCTTCTTCGGCACCTAATTCTCCTTCGGCTGGAGCTAACTCTGCACCAATGCCTGCTGACAATTCTAAGTCGCTTTCACCTGGGCCTTTGAGTCCAGCAGCACTGAAATCTGCGCCTTCCATATCTCCAGCAGCTTCCTCGCCAGTGTTTTCTTCTTTCCATTGACGTTCGTTATCCAAAATCTCGTCGTCGGTTAGACCTAAGAATTTCTGTAGTTTGAAACGATGTGCCAAGTATGGAATTTCAGCAAGCTGTGTAAACACTGCGGCACGTGCATTGTTAATTTCAATTTCACGATAACCAGAGAAGTTTTGTGGCTCAAGCAGATCAATGTCAAAGCTTGAACTATCAATGTTAACACCACGGTGCTTCATGAAAGTTTTAAATTCTTTGTCCAGATACGGAGCAACTAAACCTTGTAGTCTACGGCAGTAACGATTGAAACGGAACTCTTGAATAAGTGCTGTGCCCATACGTCCGTCTGTGAACTGAACAGCAGTGTCATCTGGACCAGTTGGCAAGTAACTGCTTGGAATACGCAAACCACGAAGCAACTTGTTGGTAAAGAACTTCAAGTCATCAATTTCACCAAGTCCGGTTCCGCCTGGCAATACTTCAACTTTTGATCCACGACCGTCAGCAGTTTGCGCAAAGAAAAAGTCTTCCATGATACTCAATGGATTGTAACTGGCATCAAGTGAGGTGCCACCACCTGCACGAGTTGGGATACGTCTTTGGTGAATTTCGTTTTTAACACGTTCAACGAATGCCATGGCCTGGTGACTTGGCAAGTTACCTGTATCAATATAGAATACTCTGCGTTCTGGCGCACGTTGTACACGATAGATGATGATAGCGTCTTCTAATAGCTCTTTTTGCTTGTAAATCTTGAATACACTATCAAGAATACTTGCGCCAAATGGCCAACTAGCATCAAGTCCTTCGTTTAATGTCAAGTGCAATACATGTTCTGCATCAATTGCCACTTCACCAATCTGAGATCCTGATTTAGAATTTGTACTGGGATTGCTGTATAATCCTGCGCCAGCATTGGTTTGAGAAGCCAACGTTTGCACGTTATCAATAGGCTTAGTTGCTACCTTAGATGCAAGATTTGGGTGAATGTTTGCAATAACATACTGCTCAATTACACGCCCTTCGGCTTCGTTGATAACTGCTCTCTTGACATCAGTTGGATTAATCCAATACAACTCAAATGTTTCTGGATCTCTCAAGAAGAAGTGATCGCCGTACTTGATTGAATTTCTAAAAGTTTTAAAAATACGCTGGCCAAGCTTGTTGATGGCACACCACTTTTTTAGACTTTCCTGTACAATTTTGCTTTCGCTTTCTGTTGGATCATCTTTCCACATAACACGGAAAGGTAGATTTGTGTCAGGTTCTGATTGTGTACAGAATTCTGCAATAGTATCAAGAGCAGCATTAATTTCGCTGTCTTGGTCCATTTGATCGTACTGAACGTACCGTTCAACTCTGTTTGGTTGTCCAGTGTACACTTCTTGTAGCCAAGAAGCAAATTTTGCTGATGATCCAGAAGATGCTCCGCGGCCGTTGCCTTTGAGCTCGGTTTCTGGTTCCCAGATTTTAAAGTGTTTTCGCCATGATGCCATGTGTTTACTTACCTTGTGTTTTTAACTTAGTCTAACCGGTGCAGAGAACGAATCCGTTTTTGTGTTGCCACGGATCGCTGCTAAATCGTTTTGCATACTCGACAAATATCCCATTAATTGGGAAATAGCTTCCGGTGTCAATGACGAGCTTGCCTTGTCATTGACTATACTTTCCCCTGGGCTTAATGAACTGCTAATGTCAGTTGACACTGTAGGAACACTCATACTTGACGTACTTGGCAATCTAATGTCGCCAATATTTGCAATAGTTCCCAGTGAAGTACCAATCGATGACAAGTATTCGGCAGTTAATTTAATCTCATCTGATGAACCAGCAGCAGCAAACTCCAGTAGTTTGTCTTTGAGAGTTGTTAATATGTCAGTGTTAACACTGGCAACACTGGATGCAATTGATGCTACACCTGCTCCAAATGCTTGTATTCCAGCGCCGACTAAACTGATCTTATCAGCCATTGGTACGAACTCTTTAATTCTGTCAAGCGGACTTTTTGCACCAAATATGCTCATAATGCCAGTTAATATACTGCCAGCGGAAGCTACAGCCATGCCGGCTGCAAATACTACAGCGCCAGCGCCAATTGCAGCCAATCCGGCACCAATTGCAATTAGATTGCCACCAGATACTTCACCAAGTTTGACAATTGCTTCAGAAAATAAGTTTGTTGCATACGCTGCTGGAATCATTCCAACACCAAGTACACCAACTGCTAGCCCTAATGCGCCGATTGCAACTGCACCCAATGCAATAGCTGGCAAAGCTGTGCCCATTAGTATTGCAGCAACACTGAATGCGCCTAAAGCAACTACGCCTTTTAACATACTTTCCCAATTTAAATCATTGAAAGTGCTGAACCCTTTACCTGCAACCCACATTGTGGCGCCAAGCAATGCAATTGCAGCAGCTCCTTTAAGCATGCCAGTTGATGCTTCTCCAATGCCACGTGCAAGAACAATCAATCCGCCAATGGCAATAGTTCCTTTAAGCATTCCTTCCCACGTTACTTTACCAAATGTATCAAATCCATGTGCTGCCATGGCCAATGCACCACCCAGTAATGCAAGAGTTCCTGCACCTTTTATTGTTTTGTCATCTCCTAGCTTGCCCAAGAAATCTGCAAAGCCGCCCATTGCACCCGACGCTTTTTCTCCAATCTTACTGCCAAGCTCGCCAATTTTACCGCCTACACCTGATTGCTTGGCTCTGTCTGACATTTTGTCCATGAAGCTTGGCTTTTTAAGGCCATCAGGTACAGGAGGCCCATATTTTCCCGTTACGGACTGATACTTGTTAGTCATCCAATCCATTCCGCTCATGACCATTCCGCCTGCTGCTGAAGCAGCTTTACCAATGCCGCCAGTGGCTCCAGTAAGTGCGCCTAGACCGCCTGCTAGTGCAATACCGCCAATTGCCCCTGTTAGTCCAAGTATGGCAGCTGATATTCCAACTAATGTTCCACGCAAACTTTCCAGTGCAGCAGTCAATGAATTCATTGACTTAATGTTTTCTAATTCAGAAGTATTAATCTTTGACTTGGCAGCTTCATCTCTAGGCTTTACAGACTGTGCAATATCACGATCTTTAAAGAACGATTTTAATTCAATTGCCGACTGTGCATATTTGTCAGCGTCACCACCATAGCCTTGTAAATCTTTTCTAGAAGCGTACATTGTTTCCATTGTGGATCGTTTCTGTTCCACATTTGCATTAAGCTTCTTTTCGTCTAACTTACCATCTTTACCAATGGTACCTTGAAACATATCAAATAATTGTGTTGCTAATTGACCGTCATTGCCCTGTTCCAAGTTTGAATACACCTTGGCCATATTTCCTTCAGCATACGCCGCGGCAATGTTGGCCATTTTAGTAGGATCACTTGACAACGAAGGGAATTTCTCTTTTAATACAGCATATATGGCATCGGCGCCTGCGTTTCCTTCTAGCGCCGCAAATTTACCGGCCTGTGATCCTCTAAATTCAGCCATGGCCAAAATAATTTTCTTAGCACTCATACCAAATGTATCGCTTAATCCGCGAGCAGATGTACTAGTTGCCAACATGCCTTCTACAAACTTTTTCTTAGCATCATCTTCATTCTTAGCAGTCATCATTGTTGTTGACAGAACTGATGCTTCTAAGTTTGCTTGCTCTTCTTGGCTTAATCCCATTGCAGCAATAGCGTATGCAGCTTTATCAACACTCTTGACTAAATCAGTGCCAAGAGATTTTTTCATTGCAGAATTTAAGTAACTGCTACCATATCGGAAACTGCGAGAAAGGTTACTTAAATTTTCAACCGCTTGTTGCGATGTACTGCCCAGTCCCTTAAATGTACCATTACTTTGTTCAATGACCTTGATAAAACTATCGCCAAGTCCGCTTAGTACCTTAGCTTGACGAACTGATCCAATTTGGAATGCACCAAGGTCAGCAAACGTGCCTAAATCTCTAGCTGCGTCTGCAAAATTTTGCATTAGTCCAAGTGCTAGACCAATACCAGTGGCCATGCCACCAAACGATCGTCCAATTACACCAGTGCTTTTAGCTAAAGTTCCACCTAACGAGCCAAGTGCATCTGCAACGTTAGTCTTTTCGTTAAACAACGACTTACCAAAAGAAGTGAATCCTTCTTTGGCACGCTCCATGCTGCGCTCAAGTTTTCTCTGTTCTTCAGTGGCCTTTCCTTGGGCTTTGGCCAGTTCTTTGACCGAATCAGTTTGTTCTTCGTTGGCTTTATTACTTTCCTTTTGTGTCTTAATTCCAGCTCGTGCCATCTTGTCTAGGGCATCCATGCTTTTAGCAGCGTTTTTTTCTTCTGGTGTTTTTGCGTTGCTGCCAGACTTACCTGGCACTTGAGACGTCCTAGCCTTGGTTCCGCGACCAAGATTACCAGACATTTCGTCTATCTTGTCGGTTAATTTTTCTAAAGCGTCAATTAGTGCTTGTTCAGACATTTATAAATTCCGGTCCTGTAGGCGTTAAAGTGGGACATAAATATGATTATGAAATAGGCCTATGAACCTATTTACCGTTAAGGATTAAACACATGGATAACTCAAACCCGCTAAAAAGACCAATTGTTGCAGCAGCACCTAACCCATTGGCTCAGTACTATCGTAGGCCCGGTACGTATTTGGAACTCCCGTCAAAGGGAAAGTTTTACAGTGTTGCACCCAAGGTATCTGACACTAATGAGTTGGCCATTTACCCAATGACTGCAAAAGATGAACTTGCATTGAAAAATCCAGATGCGCTACTCAACGGCGAAGCACTAAAACAAGTGATTGCATCAGTATGTCCAGACATTGCCAATGTAAATGAAATCCCGGCTCCTGACATTGATGCAATTTTGGTTGCTATGCGTATGACCAGCTATGGCGACGACATGAGCTTGAACGTCAATCATAACTGCTTAGAAAGCGATGGTCGTAGTCAACATGTTACAGTGGGTCTAGGCGGGGTGTTGGCAACATTGAGAGAAATTCCCAATGACGTTGGCAATGTTATGCTGGCTTCAGGTGTGCGAGTTATGCTCAAGCCTTATACACTTGAAGCACAAAGCAAATTGTTGCGTGTACAATTTACAAGCATGCGTCAATTGCAAGCAGCAGAAGCCAATGAAAAAATCACAATTGATCAAAAAGCTGACATTGCAAATAGAGGCTACGACCAATTGGTAACTCTAAGTCAGGAAATTTTAGCACAAAGCATCACCAGTGTTACTTTACCCGAAGGACTTGAAGTGACCAATGCTGCACACATTGAAGATTGGGTTAAAAACTTAGACAGAGCATCTGCAGACCGGTTGGATCAAGAATTGAAACGCTTTGGTGAATATGGTATTACCAGAACACTAAAGATCAAGTGCGAGCACTGTGGTGAAGACTTTACAACAGACATGCTGTTTGATCCAACAAGTTTTTTCGCCAACGGCTCTTGACACTAGGCGTCGATAAAAGAAAGATTAGACTTTTTATCGACAGCATCGAAGCCGAATCAAGAGCCTTGATCAAGGAAATATCAACCCTGTCAGTATGGGCTAATTTAAGCGCGAATGAGATTTGGAACATGACATATCTTGAAAGATTAGTGCTCAGTGAAGCAATCAAAGAGCATACAGAAACTCTGTATGGCAAAAAAGGTATTGCTCGTAGATAGTCATTTGTCTTAGGTGGATAGTGCGAATACTTCGCACTTGAATTTCGTATCGCTTTCGCTCTACTCATTCAGTTTTATTAGAACTAGAATTTTGTACTTTAGATAAGATTTCAAACGATATGTT